GATCCTACTTTTGATGAAACTCTTCCATTTGATAGTGATGCAGAAAAACTAGCAGAAATAAAAATGTCAAACGAAGCATATGATATGGAAAAGGCACGAGGTACAGAGCCTAAATTAAAAGTTAAGATTTGGGAAGACCCAGTTAAAGTTAGAGCAGCAGTAGATGATATATTTCCATCAGGAGATTATAAATATGATGCAGAAATGGCAGCAGAAGCTTTAGTTGAAAATAATCCAGAAGCTTTTGGTGGTAAACTTATTGATGATATAGATGAGGCGACACGATCTGAAATTTATGGTGCAGTTTTGAGAGTTGTGCAGAGCGATCTAGGTAAAATGCTTCAGTTAAAAAGAGCAACTAAACCTGAAAAAACTTTAGCAGCTATGAAAGCTGGCAAAGGAATTGATATGTCTGATCCAGATATTGCAGAAGAGTTTACACGATTTATGAAAGAAACAGATTCTAAAGGATATAAAGATTTAGAACAAAAAGTAGAACTTTCTAACTTTAATCCAAAGGGCAGAAAAAAGAACGCTGACGGTGGATATGTTGATGAAGATGTTAATTTGACAGTAATACAAATACCTGATATCAGTCAGTCAGGTGTTGAATCATTATTTAAAAGAAGGTAGAATAGGCATATGGCCACAATAGATAAACCATTACCCAATATAGATCAAAACAATGCTCAAGAAGAGATTGTTGAGATAGAAAACAAAAAAGCAGCAGAAGTTATTGATACTCCAACAGGACCTGTTGAAATAGATATGACTGAAGATGGGGGAGCGGAAGTTTCTTTTGATCCTAACGCTGTTAATATAGACCCTAATCAAGATCATTTTGCAAACCTTGCAGAAACTTTAGAGGACGGGGTTTTAGAACCTTTAGGTCACAAACTTGTAGATCAATATACAGAGTACAAAGAATCACGATCAGATTGGGAAGATACATATAGAAACGGTTTAGAACTTTTAGGTTTTAAATACGAAAGAAGAACAGAACCTTTTAAAGGTGCATCAGGTGTTAATCACCCTGTACTAGCAGAAGCAGTTACACAATTTCAAGCGCAAGCTTATAAAGAATTATTACCAAGTGATGGTCCGGTTAGAACTCAAATTTTAGGAAACGTAGATGTTCCTAAAGAAGAGCAAGCTAAACGTGTTAAAGATTTTATGAACTATCAAATTATGGATCAGATGAAAGAGTATGAACCAGAGTTTGATCAAATGTTATTTTATTTACCTCTATCGGGATCTACTTTTAAAAAAGTTTATTATGATGATCTTTTAGGTAGAGCTGTTTCAAAGTTTGTTCCGGCCGATGATTTAATTGTACCTTACTCTGCAAATTCTTTAGAAGATGCAGAAGGAATTATTCACGTTATTAAAATTTCTGAAAACGAATTAAGAAAACAACAAGTGTCAGGATTTTATAGAGATATAGAATTAGGAACACCTCCTATTACAGAAAATCAATTAGAAGATAAAAAATTAGAGCTTGAGGGAATTTCTAAAGATGCACAAGAAGATCAATACACACTTTATGAAATACATACTAATTTAGATTTAGAAGGTTACGAAGATGTTGGAGAAGATGGTGAGCCTACTGGAATTAAACTTCCATATGTTATTACTGTTGCACAAGCAAACAGTAAAGTTTTATCTATAAGAAGAAATTACCAAGCAGAAGATCCTAAAAAAAATAAAATTAATTATTTTGTACAATTTAAATTTTTACCAGGTACAGGTTTTTATGGTTTTGGTTTAATTCATATGATTGGTGGATTAACTAGAACTGCAACAGCAGCTTTGAGACAACTGCTGGATGCAGGAACTTTAGCAAACTTACCAGCTGGTTTTAAATCAAGAGGAATTAGAGTTAGAGATGACGCACAACCATTACAACCCGGAGAATTTAGAGATGTAGATGCTCCTGGTGGAAATATTAAAGATCAGTTTATGACTTTACCTTTCAAAGGACCTGATGCAACATTACTTCAGTTAATGGGTGTTGTAGTAAGTGCTGGTCAAAGATTTGCAGCAATTTCTGATATGCAAGTTGGTGATATGAACCAACAGGCCGCGGTCGGTACTACAGTTGCACTATTAGAACGTGGTTCACGTGTAATGTCAGCGATCCACAAAAGACTATACGTTGGTCTAAAAGAAGAATTCAAATTATTATCACAAGTATTTAAATCATACTTACCACCGGTTTATCCTTACGATGTTCCAGGTGCAGCAAGAGAAATTAAAGTACAAGACTTTGATGATAGAGTAGATATATTACCTGTGGCAGATCCAAACATCTTTTCACAGACGCAAAGAATATCTATTGCACAAAGTCAATTACAACTGGCGCAATCAAATCCTCAAATGCATAATATGTACCAAGCGTACAGATCTATGTATGATGCGCTGGGTGTGAAAAATGTTAATGCAATTTTACCTCCACCAGCACAACCAATGCCGATGGATCCTGCATTAGAACATATTTTAGCAATGTCACAAAAACCATTTCAAGCTTTTCCTGGTCAAGACCACAAAGCGCACATTGATGCTCACTTAAATTTTATGAGATTGAATATGGTACAGAATAATCCAATAGTTATGGCGGCAATGCAGAAAAATATACTTGAACACATTAGTTTAATGGCACAAGAACAAGTACAAATCGAATTTGTTGAAGAATTACAAGAACTACAAATGATTCAACAACAAATGCAACAAATGGGAGCACAAAATCCGGCGATGGCACAAGGTATGATGCAAAATCCACAGATGCAACAACAGCAACAAAGAGTTCAACAGATAACAAACGCTATTGAAGCTAGAAAAGCGCAGTTAATTGCTGAAATGCAAGAAGATTATGCTAAAGAAGAAGAAAAAATTACTGGTGAATTTGCTGGGGACCCATTATTGAAAATTAAGTCAAGAGAAGTTGATCTAAAAGCAATGGAAAATGAGCGAAAAGAGGAAGAAGCTCAAGAAAGATTGAATTTAGACAAAATGAAAGCTATGATGAATGACCAACAACACGATGAAAAGCTAGAACAGAACGAAGAACTAGCAGAATTAAGAGCTGGAGTGTCATTAGCTAAACAACAAATGGCTGACCAAAGTAAACGACACGATTTTGGTAGAAATTTTAAAAAAAACTAGATATAAATCAAATCAAGGAGAAAAATATGCCTAATAAAAAAGCAAAAGCACCTAATGTTGTATCAGAACTAGGCGCTAAAAATGGATATCAAACTGGCGGGGTTACTATTAAAGCTACTGATCCTTTTGAGACTCAAACAGTAACTGTTAGAGGAACAAAAAGAATGAGAGCTGATAAAAAACCTGTCAAAGCTAAATGGTACTAATCTATGTGGTTATCGGCAATTAAATTAGCCGTTTCTGCTGGTAGTAAAATTTATGCTAACAAGCAGAGAACAAAAATGGCTATGTCTGACGCGCAGTTAATGCACGCTACTAAAATGGCCCAGGGTGAAGAACAATACCAGGGAAAACTTTTAGAAGCTAGACAATCAGACTGGAAAGACGAGGCAGTTCTTATAATATTAAGTTTGCCCGTTTTGGTGCTGGCCTGGGCAGTCGTATCGGACGATCCGACAGCGATGGATAAGGTAAAATTGTTTTTTGACATGTTCTCCCAGCTCCCATCATGGTTCACAAATTTGTGGATCCTTGTGGTTGCGAGCATATATGGTATAAAGGGAACGCAAATATTTAGAAACGGAGCAAAAAAATGAGACAAAACGGAGTAAGATCAAATGTCAGATTTCCATACGGAAAATCTGGTATGAAAAAACAAGGTGCTAACGACAGATTAGACGAGTCTTTAGGAATGCGAAGAGGAAAAGAGTCTACAAAAACACAAAGTTATAAATCTAGAAGAGATGAGTCTAGAGGAGCGAGCAAATAATGGCAAACACTGGAAGAATGAATCTGGCAGAAGAATTAGGTAGAATTGATTCTGAAAGAATGGATTCAAATAGACGTGCCGAAAAAAATAGAGTTATCCACGAACTAAATGCAGGCTACAAAGGTGGCGGCAAAGTTAGAGGTTGTGGAAAAGCTATAAAAGGCAAAGGCAGAGCATACGGAAAAAATTCTTAATGGCTGGTGATTGGATACAAAAAGCAATTAAGAAACCAGGATCTTTAAGAAAATCTTTAGGTATTAAAAAAGGTAAAAAGATTCCTGCTAAAAAGTTAGCTGCGGCTGCAAAGAAAAAAGGTAAGATAGGTCAACGTGCTAGATTAGCCGAGACTTTAAAGAAAATGAGAAAAGCGTAAAATTTTAACCACAACAGGATAATGGGCCTGCTAAAAATGATAGATAGATTTTTATACAATTTTTTTTCAAAAATTGATTACATTGTTGAACTAATAGGACAGTTATTTGCACCTCGTTGTAAATGTAAAAGAAAGAAAAAATCCAATAATTAAAATAGAAGGAGAGAAGATGGATGATTTAATATTAATAGATAAACTTAAAAAAAGAATTAACGCTACCGTTCAACAAATTGGAGATTCAATGATGAGTGGTGGGGTTGACAATATGGAAAAATATAAGTATATGCTTGGACAGGCACACGCCTACCAATTAATTATACAGGAAATCTCTAACCTGCTAAAACCAAAGGAGCAAGAAAATGAGCAAGGAAACGTTATCGACATCGGAAAAGGAAGTACCAAAAATTAAACTTGGACTTCAAGATAAATACGAAGCAGAAAAAAAAGCAGAACCTCACGCAAAAAGATTAGACGAAAACAACATTAAAGATGTAGCTGACCAGTTACCAGAACCGGTTGGATACAGACTTTTAGTTTTACCTTTTACACCAAAAGAAAAAACTAAAGGTGGAATTTTATTTTCCCAAGAACAATTAGACAAAGCTAGAATCGCAACTACTTGTGGCTATGTTTTAAAAATGGGAGATCTTGCATACGCGGATAAAGAAAAATTTAATAAGCCGTGGTGTAAAGTAGGAGATTGGGTAATGTTTGCCAGATATGCTGGTGCGCGTTTACCGATTGAAGGTGGAGAAGTGCGAATATTAAACGATGATGAAGTGTTAGGGACCATTAAAGATCCTGAATCAGTTCTTCATTACATTTAACAACATAGGAAGGAAACTATGCCAGAAGAAGAAAAAAAAGTAGATAATTTAGTTGACGTAGGCGAAGAACAAGGAGCCGAAATTAATTTAGATGATAAAGGTGAACCAGAAAAAGTTGAAGCACCTGCAGAAGAAAAAATAGAAGTAGAAGAAGTACCAGCTACTTCATCAGAGTCTCAAGATAAAAGTTTTGAAAACGAAAGAGAAACTAAACTTGAAGAAAAGGACGAGTTAAAAGAATATAGTGATGGCGTTCAAAAACGTATTGCTAAACTTACTCGTAAAATGAGAGAAGCTGAAAGACAAAGAGAAGAAGCTGTAGCTTATGCTCAATCTGTTAAATATAAAAATGATCAAATGGAAGGAAGAATGTCTAAAATGGACACTTCTTATGTTTCTGAATTTGAAAGTAGAGTTAAGACAGGTCTAGCAGCAGCAAAACTAGCACTTAAAAATGCTATTGAATCCCAAGACGTAGAAGCTCAAATTGCAGCACAACAGCAATTATCAGCTTTAACAATGGATGAAGCTAGAGTTAATTCTTTAAAAGTTGCACAAGAGAACAGACCAAAAGCGCGTGAGAGAGAAGTAAACATTAATCCTCAACAACGAGCACCTCAACAACAAAGTGATCCTAGAGCTGAAGATTGGGCTTCTAGAAACAGTTGGTTTGGTAATGACTCTGCAATGACTTATACTGCCTTTGATATTCATAAAACATTGGTAGAAAAGGAAGGATTTGACCCTCAATCAAACGAATATTATACGGAAGTTGATAAAAGAATAAGACTTGAATTTCCGCATAAATTTGATAAAGTAGAGGACACTTCTACAGAAAGAGCAAGACCTGCTCAAAATGTAGCTTCGGCTAGACGTTCGGCCTCAACAGGACGCAAAAAAACTGTGAAACTCTCGCCATCACAGGTAGCAATTGCTAAAAGATTAGGCGTGCCGCTAGAAGCTTATGCAAAACAACTAAAAATCACGGAAGGAGCATAAAATGAAAAATGAAACAATAAAAACTTCTCGTGCGAGTCAAACTAGAGACAAAATTGAAGTCAAAAAAGTTTGGACTCCACCCAACTCACTTGATGCACCACCAGCGCCAACTGGATATAGACATCAATGGATACGATCCGAAATTCTTGGATCATCAGATGCTAAAAATGTAGCATCATCTTTGAGAGAAGGATGGGAGTTAGTGAGAGCTGACCAATATCCCGAAACTCAATATCCAGAGATGACTGAAGGTAAATACGCTGGAGTAATCGGAGTGGGCGGCCTATTGCTGGCTAGGATACCAGAGGAGATTGCGCTTCAAATCGATGCTTATTATAAAAAGCAAAACGAGGCTAAAGAAGAAGCAGTAGAGAACAATCTTATGAAGGAACAGCATCCAAGTATGAAATTCCATAAGGAATCGAATACTCGTGTAACTTTTGGTGGTACAAAGAAAAGTTAATCTTTTAACTATTCCTACCCAACAAAATATATTAACCGTACTGGAGGCCCTTCGGGGCAGGTACACATAAAGGAAACAAATACTATGGCAAATGCAAGTACAACTGGATTTGGTTGCAGAATGGTTATGAACGTTGGAAATACTCCAGCGACTTCAGGACAGTCTGAATACAAAATCCAAACTGCGCCAGGCGTAGCTTCAAACAAAGGTGATCCAATGTCGTTAAACGACGGTGGAGCAACTGCTGGCGAAGCTGGTATGGCACAAGACGCTTGTTTTACTACTACTGATGATGGTGGATTAGGGGGAACTTCTTGGACAACAGCAAGTTCTGCTCTTTTAGTCGGTGTTTTCAACGGAGCATTTTTTATTGACTCTAATGGAAAACCTACTTTCGCCAACAATATAGTAGCATCACAAGCAACGTCAGTAGACTACAATACTGGGTCTAATGACATTATAGCTTTCATCAACGATAATCCTAATCAGGAATACGTTGTAAAAGCTGATGCGGCTTTAGCGGACACTCTTCTTGGAGTTAATCCACATAAAGGCTTTAATATGAACAACTACACAGCAACAGATAACAAAGATGGTCAATCGATCTCTACGTTAGATGTTGGTTCTACTGCTACATCAACGATGTTTACAGTAGTAAGAAACGCAAACGATCCTGAAAATAAGGACCAGACAGCCGCTGGCTGTAACTTCGTGGTCACTATTATGAAGGGTTCTGCGCTGTATAACTAATAGCTAAATAGGAGTATATAACTATGGCAATATCAAGAGCACAGCTAGTTAAAGAACTAGAGCCAGGTCTAAATGCACTATTTGGACTTGAGTACAAACAATACGGCGAGCAGTGGACTGCAATTTTTGACACTGAATCATCTGACAGAGCTTTCGAAGAAGAAGTAATGTTAGCTGGTTTTGCAAATGCGGCAGTTAAACCTGAAGGTCAAGGAGTATCATTCGATGATGCACAAGAGACTTTCACAGCTCGTTATACTAACGAAACGATTGCATTAGCATTCGCTATCACAGAAGAAGCTATCGAAGATAACTTGTATGACAGACTTGCGTCTAGATATACAAAAGCTTTAGCAAGATCTATGGCGTCTACTAAAAATATCAAAGGTGCGGCAGTACTAAACAACGCATTTGATTCTACTTATGCTGGTGGAGATGGTAAGGAGCTTTGCGCTACTGACCACCCTACATTAGCTGGTACTGTTTCAAATGAATTGACAACAGCTGCTGAACTTAACGAAACTTCATTAGAGCAAGCATTAATCGACATTGCTGCGCTTACTGATGAAAGAGGCCTAAAAATTGCGGCGCAAGGAGTTAAAATGGTAATTCCTTCAGCTCTTCAATTTACTGCTGACAGATTAATGAATTCTGCTGGTAGAACAGGTACAGCTGATAATGACATCAACGCAATTAAGAATATGGGAATGGTTTCTGGTGGATACACTGTAAACAACTACCTGACTGCTGCGAAAAAATGGTTCATTAAAACTGATGTTCCTAACGGTCTTAAACATTTCAATAGATCACCTATCAAAACTTCAATGGAAGGTGACTTTGATACTGGAAACGTTAGATACAAAGCGAGAGAAAGATATGTTTTTGGATTTTCTGATCCAAGAGGTATCTTTGGTTCAAACGCAACGTAATCAATAATATTTTTGTGGCGGGACATTGTTCCGCCACAATCTTAAAATAAAGGTGGAGAATGAAGAAATTCCTAGTAAAAATAAACGCGTATCAATATGGCACAGAATTTGAAGTTCTGGCTGAAGATAGCGTAGAATCTATTGAAAATTCAATAGTTGACAAAATAGGAGAAAAAGGTGTAAAGTGGGAATATCTTGGAGAAATGAATGATCCCAGGGTAAACAGAATAACCTATGAGGAGGTTGTTGATGGTCAAAGACCTATACAAACAAAAAAGGTCCTTGGAGTTGAAGTGGCAACTGGAGTATGAGCAAGAAGGCAGATATACTCTAGATATGGTCAGAATTGATAACGCTATTAGAGATGTTATCACAGAGATCAAACTCGAAGAATCGAAGATTGCAGATAGGGAAAATGCAATCATTAATGCTGCACCAGCAGTATCAGTAGCTACTTAAAAGCTACTTTTATAAAATCACAACATATACAGAGCCCTCTTGCGCTCTACTTAAATCTACTATATAAACTAATCACTATACAATTAATAATAACTATTAAATGTAGACGCGTATAGTCGACACACCCTAGGTG